CAATATATATTATTAGGTGATGATATCGTTATTAAAAATGATATTGTTGCTAAAAGTTATATAAAGATTTTAACATCAATGGGAGTAGAGGTATCTCTTAACAAAACTCATATGTCATTGAATACATATGAATTTGCGAAGAGATGGATAAGACCCTTTACAAAAGAAGAATTGACAGGTTTACCTTTAAAAGGAATAATCACAAATTTTAAAAATCCATTTATTGTATTTTTAATATTGTATGATTATTTCAAAATTAAAGGTAATTCATACCTATGTAGTTTTTCTTTGGTTGATTTGTTAAATAGATTGTATTTTAAGTTTTCTATTACTAAATATAATAAGAAATTAAAGAAAGATTCTTTAATGTTCTTAAATATTAGTAAAAATAAACTTAAAATGGTCAAAGCTCTATCCTTGTCATTAGATATTGACTTTGGTTATTATAATTACGATAAACTTAGAAGTTTATTCTGTATTTTGGTAACCAATGAACTATATCAAATTCCAGGAGAAAGAGAAGCTCTTTTAGAATATAAAAGAATTCTTTCTCAAGGTATGGCAGGGATAGTTGGTAAGATTAATAATAATATTATTAACAATCCAGATTTACTTTTAAGTAAATTTGAAGTTGAAGATAAAAATTTATTAAATAATCATCCTGTGTTCATTGCCATTTATAATACCATTAAACAGTCTTGAAATACTGTTCAATCTTGGGATCTAAGTGATAGCGTTATTTTACATAATGCTGCCAAAGAGATTCAAGATCTTAATATAGAATCAATTTTTAATAAAGATCGAAACAAAATTCTTTCTTTAATTACTATTGGTTCTATTGTAAGGAATGGTTTCTCTCTTCTTAATAAGACTACTGAAATATACTACGGTAGTTCAACTACTGAAAGTACATTTACTGCACCAAATGATTTAATTAAATCTTTACAGATTAATTTTTCAAATGATGTATTGGAGTCTATTATGAAGAATGAATGAAAAATGGCTCCTACAGCTGAAAGTTATATTTCAGCTTGGGAGAACTTTAAGCTTTAAGGTCAATCTTTGGATTTATATTATTAATATATATAATATAAAGCCAACCACTTAACAAAGTGGTTGGAATTTAGTTCTCATGAATTTGAG